CCGCGAGCAGTGCCTAGTCGGTTGACCAGCACCGACGCGACCGACGCGTAGACTGCCAGGTGCACATCAGGACAGTCGGCAGCACCAGCCAGCGCAGTCATCCATCCCTCAAATGTCCCGGCCTGCTCAATGCCTGACAGTAGCTGCGCCTCTCCGCTACCGGGGTCGACCTGCAGCGAGACCACATCCGTCGAGCCCACCCAGTCACTGCCGAGCAGGAATCCGTCCGCAGTCCCATCGCTGACCCATCCGCACCGGCTAGCTACCCGCTCCACCTGCATGCGCGAAGCATTGTGCGCCAGCGCTGCAGTCAGGAACCGGACCACCATCGACGCATTGCCAGAGGTCACCCCAGATCCTCGATCGCCCAGCGCTGCAGTCAGTGTGCGCGCGTCGACCACCACCGACTGACGCACGACCCGCGAGTAGACCGCGCCTGTCCATCCTGGCCACTGCAGTCGGACATGGTGGTCACCCGTGTCGACGTCGAGCAGCCGACCGACCGGCAGCAGCGGAACAGTCGAGACGAAGACGTCGCCCTCGCCAGTCGGGTCTGGTCCCCAGATGCCATCGGCTTTCACTGTCCACCCAGGCGGGCAGGTCCAATCCGACGCCACCCACGGTAGCCCCTCGACCGGTCGGCCAGCGGTCCCATCGCCAGGAACGGAATCAGACGCGATCGACAGACCGCGCAGCGCCCCTTTCACCAGTGTGCGCAGCCGCTTGACCGGTTGAGTCATTCCGCGCACCGCTGCGAGGCGCATGCAGACCGCTTCCCACCCAGGCGGATCGATCCGAGCTAGCGTCGAGCATCGCTGCAGACCATCGCCCTCCATCAAGGTCGCGACGGCCTCTGCCAGTGCAGGTCGATCCATCTCGCCTGCGCGGTTGATCAGATCCATCAGGTCTGCGCGCGTCGCGGCAGCAGTGTCTGCCCCTGCGACCTCGACCCCGAGCAGCCCTGACAGCGACCGCGACTCGGTCTCGTTTTCTTGCATGGTTTCTCCGTGTTCAGAAGGTGTATCCGTGGAGCCCAGCTAGCTCCCAGAGGTGTCCAGTGTAGCCGCACGAGTTCGCATGATTGCACTTCGCGCGGCGCAGTTGGGATGGCTCGACGAAGAACCAGACCGACGGTCGACTGCAGGCCGGGCAGACAATGCCACGCACGATCGACCCTGACTGCCGGTCGACCTCATGGCCTCCGAGCGTCTGGCCAATCTGCCTGCGCGCGCTGCCGTCTTCCAGCAGCAGCCGTCGAACCTCTCGGTCTCGGTCTCGGTTGCTGCGCACCATACTTGCGCGCCGCTGCTCGACTTCCGCCCTGCGACGACTCGCCTGCGCTTCGCGCTCGGCTACTGCCTGGCGCGCGCGCTCGACGACTCGATCCAGATTCAGCAGCGGACCTGCAAACCGGTCGCGCGGCAGATGGATCCAGTGCGCACGCGCCGCGCCTGGTTTGGCGACAGGGACGTAGAACATCCGCGCTGGGTCGATGCACTTCTTGTCTGCCTCGGTCCCGACCGTCGACAGTACCTGCCTCATCACATCCGGCCAGACTTCGGCAGCGACTGGTCTAGCTAGCGGCAGCACCACTCGCAGCGCAGGCGCAGGTGCGTTGCCGTTCGACCGCTCCTGCATGTGCGAGAATGTCGTGTGCCCGATGTGAATCCATCGGCTCCACCGCTCGCGCGCGACCCTCGCTGGCGTTCCGTCATCGTAGTCGAGCACCAGCCACTGCACATCTGCCACGTTCCGCGATGCCCGTGTGGTCCCTGGCCTGTACGTCACCGGAGACCACAACGCGACCCGCTTCGATCGCTCATCGCGCGAGGCGCAGTCTGCGAACCGACCCAGCCGATGCGCGATGGCCTCGATCTGCACATCTCGCGAGATTGGCTGCGTCGAACGGAGGTGCGCGAACATCGTGATCGCGCGCGTGCTCATGGCGTCCATCCCCTGCGCAACCCCAGTCGCTTCATCGTCGCTGCTGCCTTCCATTCCGTGATCAATCGCTCCGCGTGGCCTCGGTTCCTCGGTTCCTGCTCGACACCCAAGCGACGCAGGTACTTTCGCTGCGGGTCGGTAACCGGTAGTCGACGCCACTCTGCTTCGCGGTTCACGATCTTCGCAGCCTGCCTGCCGACCTCTGCGACGAGGTCACCTGCAATCTCCGCAGCGACTGGTCGACTGTTCAGCAGCGTCGGTCGACGCGCGCGCGGTGGCACGATCATCGGCCAGACCTGGCCTCCGCTGGGGATCGTGTAGGCCGTCCCGTAGCTACCGAGTCCGAGTGCGCGAACGCCATCCGGTAGATCGATCCACTCAGGTAGCCACTTGCTGCGCTTGCGCGATGGGTCGGTCACCCCTGACCGTCCACCTTCGCCAGTCGCCATCGCCCACCCTTCCGGCGAGACCAGGAACGGACCATCGACGTTGATGATGCCGCTGCGTCGACCTGCCATCGGTGGCCTCGGTCGGTGAAGCTGCAGGTGCGGACCTGACCCGCCGTCCTCCGTCATCGGGACGATCTTGGCATCCCACATCGAGCCCTTGGGTGCACTCCAATCGCGATCATGGTGGTCCTCGGTCGCGACCCACTTGGTCAGCCCTTCATCGTCTCGACCGATGCCGAGCGCCACGGATGAGACCAGCGAATGCACCTGCGCGGCACCGAGCACGTCCCAGACATCGAATCTGCTCTTGCCTGGGTACAGCCTCGCGCCTCGACCCACGATCTGAATATACAGCGTCTTCGACCCGCACGGTCTAGCTAGCACGATGTGCGCCGTGCGCGGCAGGTCGGTCCCCTCGGTCAGCACTCCGCAGTTGACGATGACGTCAATGTGGCCAATCTCGAATGCGCGCAGGGTCTCGCGTCGCTGGCCTGCTGGCGTCTTGCCGGTCAGGTAGGCTGCGCGGTGCGCGCCCTCGACCAGTATCGTGTGCGTCCTGATGACCTGCGCGACATCCATGCAGAAGATCAATGTCGGCTCTCCTCGCACCTCGTCTGCAATCTGCGCGACGTGATCTGCAATGCCTGCATTCAGCAGCGCCTTCGCGAGATCTTTGTCTTCGTCGTCGCCATCCTCGCTGTTCGCTTGGTCGATGGCTGCGCGCAGGCGGGGACCGACTGCCAGCGGTCTGTCGTGAAAGTCAGGCTCTACCAGGTAGCCGCTGTCGATAGCTTCCTGCAGGCTGTAGGAGTACGCAGGGACATCACCCCACATCGCAGACAGCCGGATGGCATCTGCCCGTTCTGGCGTCGCGGTCAGACCAAGCGCAAAGCATCCGCCGCTGCCGACCGAGTCTGCCTGCATCAGTCCAAGTGCGACGTCTCCCCAAGATCGACCGGGGACGTAGTGGTGCGCCTCGTCGAGCACGATCAGCGATGGCGACCCGTGCTGCAGGTACGACCCTGCGCGGTGCTGCATCGTCTGCACCGAGGAAAAAACAACCTGAGCCGAGCAGTCATCCGCGCGGCCTTTCACCAGGCCGGAGACGCTAGCTAGCGACTCGAAGTGATCGAGCGCACGCACGGTCGCGAGCGGTTGCGTCACCAGTTCCTCGCGGTGTGCCAGCCAGAGCACGCGGGCGTCTGGCTTCGACTCGACTGCGCGGCGCACGCTTTCAAGTGCGGTGATCGTCTTCCCCACTCCGGTCGGCAGCACCAGCAGCGCGCGACGCTGACCGCTGCGCCAGGCGTCCCGCACACCTTCGATCGCGTCTAGCTGCACCTGTCGCAGTTGGAACGACCGCAGCGCGGGTAGTTGCTTGTTGTCCATTCGTCCTCCGTGTGTGCTGTCCCCAGCAGGGCTGACCCTATCCGCCCATGGCGAAGAAGATCAGCGAGAAAATGATGATGAGGCTAGCTGCTGCCTCGATGTGCTCTTCGGTGCTCATTGTGCCCAACCTTTTGCAAAACGCGCGCCCGCTGCGCGGCACCAGGTCGCAATTTCAGAAACGTGATCGACGTTTGGTTGTTCAACAGACAATTCGCAGCGACGTGCACGCCAGTAATACTCGGCAGCTTCGTCTTCGATGACAGTGATCGGACTGTCCTGCTTTACGCCACGAAGTGAAAGGTATTGAAGAAGACCTGCGCGAGATGTTGTCATTTTGTGCTCCGTGGTTGTTAGCGCCGCCGTCCCCGGCGACACTCTTCTACTATAGGAGTCCTGAAGATCGGCAAGGAGAAATATCAGATTATTTGAAACTATTTCGACTGAGACTCCAACCACGCCAGCACCAGACCCAGCGCCTGCCACGCGTGCGAGGCGACGCCGTACAGTGGACCAGGTGCAGCCTTCTTTCCGACCGCAGGCCGTGCTGGCTGGTCGTGATCTGCGATGCAGGCTGCACGCACGCGCGAGTCTGCCGATCCCGTTCCTGACAGCACACCCAGCGACCGCAGCACCTGTCGACGCGTCATCGTGGAGACCTGGCAGTCGAGCGCACGCGCGGTGGATTCCATGCCGCCTGCAGCCCAGGCCGTATCCAGCAGATGACCGATCACCCCAGTGCCGAGCGGACCCATGCAGGTCGGTCGCTCGATGATGACTGGCCCTGCGTGGTCTGCCATGACGCCGACGATGGTAGCTAGCGTCGCTGCCTTGTCTGCCCGCGTGACGCAGCGCGCCTCGGTGTCGTACAGCACGAACCCAGAACACGATGGCCCTGGGTCGATGCCCAGCACGATCACCACTCACCTCCGTCGAGCGGTTTGAGCCCTTCGCGGATCTGATCGAGCGTGCGCAGTTGAGCTTCGGTCTGCTTCAGACGCAGCGCGCGCACCTGCTCCAACCAGTACCGGCAGTGCCTCTCAGACGAGTCGAGCATGGCGATCGTCGAGGAGCACATCGCGTACAGCGCCAGCGCAGCATCAGCACGGTCGGGATCGAGAGGCGGATCGCCTGCCATCAGTGTCTGGAAAAGCGCCTTCGCGCGCGCGGCTTCCGCCTCTGACTCTTCCGTCATTGCGGCTCTCCCATCACGATCCAGACTGCGACCTGCCATGCAGTCAGTTCGGAGCGCTCCGCGACAAGGAGTGAGATCTTGCGAGCCACTGCCACCGGGCATCGCGTCGCGCCTTTCTCGATGTAGCAGATGGTGCCCTGGGACAGTCCCAGTCGCTGCGCTAGCTCAGCCTGCCGCATGGGAGGATTGCACGCCAGGCGCAGAGCCTTGATTGCCTGGCCGTGGATGGCGTGCTGGGTTTGCTGTTCTGTTGTCATCTGAACCTCCGTGTTCATTGAGTCCGCCGCTCCACTACTTCAGGAACTGCGAACGCGCAACCATAAAACGTGCATCATTTCTATTGCGCCAGCAGTGTCTGCTGACTACGTGGACCGAGCCACGCGATGGACGCGATGGCATCGGAGATAGAATGACAATCAAGACGCCATCATGGCTGCCTGCGCCGGTACTCGACCGGTTGACGATCTACGACACGCGAGAGGCCTGGTTGGACGCCAGGAACAAACGCATTGCAGATGGAGTCATCGGCTCGACGACTGCTGCAGCGCTGATCGCGCTGTCACCATGGCGGAACCCGTGGGATTGCTGGGCTGCCGTCCACGCACCGCACCTCATCGAGCAGACGACCAGCGACCCGCGACTGCTAGCTAGAGGTCTCGCGCTGGAAGGATTGGCCGACCGCCTGTATCGAGAGGAGACCGGATCGGAGACGTGGGGAGTCGACGCGCACATGGCAGTGATGTCTGCCGACCTGCTGTTCTGCGTCTCGCCTGATGCCTTCTGCCGCCATCCCAGCGCAGGCGTCGGTGTCGCTGAGTACAAAATCGTGCAGCCCTGGAGGCGCGACAAGTATCCGAGCGAGTACATCGAGATCCGGTCGCTGGCTGACCTCGACGCTGCCTCGACCCTCGGTCGCTGGCCGGTAGATCGCCAGTATGTGATTCAGTGCCTCGTGCATCTGATGGCGACCGGTGCAGACTATGTCGACCTCTTCGCTGTCTTCGCGAAGGACGTGCAGCTTGGACACAACGTCGACGGCTGGGACTCGCCCATCGCGGTCGAAGGTACTGCGCGCATGCGGATCTGGCGCGACGCTGACATGCTCATCGACGTAGCTACACCAATCATTGACGCGCACTTTGACATCATCAAGAACGGAAAAGAGCCAGTGACCTTTGCGCCTCCGCCACCGTGGGACACTACACGCGACCCGCTCGACGGAAAGAGAGACGCGACCGCAGACGAGGTATCGATCTTGGGTGACCTCGCAGAAAAGTCGAACCGCGCCAAGGTCGACAAGGCTGACATCTCGATGCTGCGCGCTCGGCTGCGGGACTGCATCGCGGACAGTGGCAACAAAGGCATCAGCGCTGAATCTGACAGCGGAACCAAGGTGACCGCCTCGGTCAGCAAGTCCGGTCGACTGACCGTCAGGGGTCTGTGATGTCAAGTGTCCAAACGACGTCAGTCACGCTTCGCGCCCGCGTGCAGCGCATGGCCTCGACGATGCTGCTCGACATGGTTGGCGAGGACCGAGCGAAGGAAGCAAGCGCGCGCGTCGCGATGGCCTTCGCTGCTGCACATCGCGCAGCTAGAAACCCTGCTGACATTGAGCGCTGCTCACCGGAGTCGATCGCGTCTGCGGTTGCGCTGTCTGCGCTGACTGGCCTGATGCCTGGAGGTGCTATGCCAGGCGTCTGGCTGGTGCCTCGCAGTGGTCAGCTTCAGTGGATGATTTCGCACCGTGGACTGACCACACTGTGCAGGCGCGCTGGCTACCAACTGTCGACCTGCGTGGTCGGCACCGCAGACCACATCGCAGTCGAGTTTGGAGAAGTGACCGAGCACCGTGTCGCCGTTGGAAATGAGGCCACCGGACTGGATGACCTCGCAGGTGTCATCGTCTCCTGCAAGCGCCTGACAGATGGCGCGGTCCTCGGTCGCTACTGGTTGTCAGGTGCTGACGTTCGCAAGCGAGCGCGCGCCAGAGGTGCTGGTCCGGTCTGGAAAACTTGGCCCCTGGAGATGGCGCAGAAGACTGCGATCAAGTGGGCCTGCGCGAGAGGCCTGGTCCCGATTGAGTCCATCGAGCTAGACCAAGCGCTCGCAGCAGACACACGTGCAGAGATCGATGAGCGTCCACGGGTGCAACTGTCACGGCCTGCGCTGCCTGCTCCGTCTGACATCTTCGGATCGGAAGAGCCAGACGACGACCCTGCGCCGGAACCGGTGGACGCAGAAGTGCTCGACGACCCGATGGCGATTTGATGTTGCCTGGTATTCCTGCAGGTGCCATGGCCGTTCTTGACTATGTCGCCAGTACCCAGGTCTGCTATCCGTGGGTGCGTCTTGCAGAGATAGCGCCTGCAGTGCACCTGTCGCAGAAAACGGTGTATCGAGGTCGACGCGCATTGTTGCAATACGGTCTGATCATCGAAGGTGGCACAGACTCTCGACCTGAGATCCGTGCGACGATGACAGGCCGGAAAGTGATTGACGCGTTCATGCGTTCGGAGGTGACCAGATGAGAATCACGCCATGGTATCTGGTCGGACGTAGCTACCAGTGCTCGATGCGCGCTCCGTACTGCGATCTAGAAGTGTTGCCGGTCGATCTCGGCTGGCAGTGGAGGGTCTGCAAGATCGATCCAGTCACGGGTCGATTTGCAGTCGTGCATCAGGGCACAGAGGATCGACTACCTGCTGCGAAGGCGGCAGCAGTGGACGCAGCGAACCGGTCGCGGTAGTTTGCGACCAGGCGCGCTCCTCGGTCTCTCTCCGTGTGCTGGGTTGAGCGTGGCGGCCTATCCATCCGCTGCCCCATCGACATGTCCCCCCGGTCGATGGGGTTTCCTGCGTCTGGGTGTTTTGCGTTTTCTGATCTTTTGTGGTTGCGCTATCAGAATCCGTGAAGTATGGTGTCGGGGCGGGGCGGGGACGCTCCGCACAAACCACGGAGAACGAAATGACTCAGATTAACTGGAAGAAGCAGTATGCAGGCGATGGCAGCAGGATTCTCGTAGGCCCAGTGAATGACCGAGGGCTCTACCTACGCCTACAATCAGACCGATACAACGGAGGTTGGCAGCTACGCCTGATCGATCACGGTGTGAACGCAAGCTGTAGCACGCTCGCCACAGCACGCTCGCCTCAGGGAGTCAGCACTTGGCAGCAGGCCAAAGTTTGGGCGCAGGGCCAACCTGAGTTGAACCCTACAGTGGCCAACCCGTGGAAGCTCAAAGCAAGAGACCTGCATCGAGATTGCACGCGCGAGGAGCTACACCGACTTCTGCAGATTGCAGAATATAGCTAGACTCGCTGACCGAGCGAGGTGCCGGCGATGGCGGTGCGATTATTTTCAGATTTTCTGAAGAAAACGCTACCGCTGAGAGAAATGATCGGCTATAGTAAAGGGGCGGGCCGGGGACGGCACCGCGCCAAACACGGAGAAACAAAATGACCGCAGCAATCAACACTCTTCGCGAAGCCCTCACCACCCTCGAAGACAACACCCCTGACTTCCTCGCTCCTGAGCGCGCCGCGCACGACGCAGCAGTAGACGCCGCACGCCGCGAACTGCACGCCGCCTTCGGTCGCCAGGCACACGCCGCGCACGTAGCTAAGACCTACAGCGCAGCGCTCGGCAGCAAGATGGAAGCGCGGGTGCACGCCTTCGGAACCCAGGTGCGGATCGCAGGCCGCTGGCACATGGTCGGAACCAACGTCAACTTCACTGACTGCTACAACGCACGCTGCAGCCTCACCGGCAAGAGCACCTGGGCTCGCATGGTCGACGGTCGCTGGCTCGTCACTGTCTACCGGGCAGACGGCAGCAACATGCAGACCATGCGCTGCAGCCACATCCAGAGCGCAATGAAGCAGATGAGCAGCTTTCTCCGCTGATCGGAGAATATCAGAAAACCTGTAGACAACGCGCGCTGCAGGTAGTACAACAAAGGTGCGGGCGGGGACGCCGCGCACACACCACGGAGAAACGACATGACTAAATCTGCATTCCGAAATTACTACTTGGTCCAACTGCACACCAACCGTATGCGCGTGCAGGATCGGATCGCACAGATCAAGCGCAGCATTTGCGTTGAAGAGGACAAGCACGGGATCGACCTGTACGGAAGCGCGAAAGGCCTCGACGAGTTGTGGTGGCGCGGAGAATCTGATGCCGCAGAGAAAGTTGCAGCCATGAACAGAGAACTCGTTGGCTTGAAAGTGCAGCACGACGAATGCTGCGCCGAAATCAACCGCGCTCGTCTGGCGATGAAATGACCGCAGACCTCTACACGAAAGAGAGCCACCGTTTAGTCACTGTGCACGCCTGCGAGGCAGATGCCCGCGCCTGCGCGAAGGCCTGCACGCTCGACGGTTGCCCAACCAAGGCGTACCGGCGCACCGTCAAGATCTACGCAGGGATGACGGTTGTGATCTGGATGACTGCGCCTGCGCGCTGACCCGAATCAGATTATGCTGATCAGGCGATATGCTCCTGGGATGGAGTTGCTGCCGTCGCGCTTAGGCTTGCAGAGGCCCTCCGGCGCGGCGGCAGCATTTATCGCAACCAGGCAGGGATGCCTGATTTACCACACGGAGAAACGATGACTACACAACAACATCGCTTTGTTTTAGGTGAGCGCGTGTCCGAGCCTGCAGTCTTGCCAGAGTCGGTGCATCTGGTCGTGACTAGCCCGCCGTACCCCATGGTGGAGATGTGGGACGCTTCGTTCTCGGCCCAGCAGCCAGCCGTAGGCAAAGCGCTATCCGCCGTAGATGGTTCCGGCGCCTTTGAAGCCATGCACTCGATTCTTGATGCCGTCTGGGCTGACTGCCATCGTGCGGTGGTTCCTGGCGGCTTGGTGTGTGTGAACGTGGGTGACGCTACCCGCAAGCTAGGGAACGACTTTCAACTGTTTTCCAATCACGCCCGCACGATTCAAGGGCTGCTGTCGGCCGGCTTTCAGTTGCTCCCTGACATCGTCTGGCGCAAACCCACCAATGCGCCCAACAAGTTCATGGGGTCGGGTATGCTCCCAGGTGGTGCCTACGTCACCTATGAGCATGAGTACATCATCATCGCGCGCAAGGGTGGGCGTCGCGTGTTTCGGACGGCGGCCGACAAGGCTCGTCGGCGTCGCAGCGCATATTTCTGGGAGGAACGGAACCTGTGGTTTTCGGACGTGTGGCAGGGACTGACTGGTGTGAGACAGGCAATGAAGGGAACCAAGCGGTCGCGCAGTGGTGCGTTTCCCTTCGCGCTTCCCGCGCGTCTGATCGACATGTACTCACTGCAGGATGATTTGGTGATGGACCCGTTTGCGGGCACAGGCACGACCGCCCTGGCGGCGGCTGCCGCGGGTCGCCACAGTGTCTCGGTGGAAGCGGACGTCTCAATGCAGCCGGTTTTTGAACGCACGCTCAGCCGTGTGTGCGCGGTTTCATCAGGGCGGACGCGTCAGCGCCTCGATGCGCATCGCGCTTTTGTTGCTGCGCGGGTGGACTCAGGAAAGGCTGTTAAGCACGTCAGCCAGACCTATGGTTTTTCTGTGATGAGCAGACAGGAAGTTGAGATAGCTCTACCGGTTGCCACTAAAATATCTCGGTTGGATCAAAACAGATGGAAGGTCGACGCGAAAATCGGTATCTGATCAACCACACGGAGAAACGATGACTACACAACAACGCACGCACCTCGTCGTCTGGCTGCTGGTCCTCTGGGACTTCTGCGACGACCTCCTGACTGATGCGCTGCTCTGCGGAGATGGTGCGCGCGAGACTATGGCGGCCCTCGATGACATCGAGACGGAGCTAGAGCGCCTGGGTATCGACGTGCGAGACGTACCCGGTGCGGTCCGCGCGCTATGATCACGCCGATGGGTGCTGCAACACATCACATATGAAAATCGACACGGTTGGAACCCGCAGCGCCCATCGGCACATCTCTCGGAGGCCTACCATGTCTGCCACGCTCACTGCCATCGCTGTCATCTCCGCACTCCTCGTCGGCATCGGCGCAGGGTGGGGACTGAAGCCAGTGCCGGACACTGCTGACGCACTCGCAGAGCAGGCTCGCGCCATCGAGGCCATCCAGACAGGTCAGACGGAGCTAGCTAGCAGCCTGACTCGACCGATCGTCATCGACGCGGAAATCAGATCGCAGTTGGCAGAGGTGCCGGTGCAATGCCTGAAGGGCGCAGGCGGAGACCCGCTCGGAGTGCAGTGCCAGTGGAGCACGTGCATTCAGCACGGTTCCTCCAGTGCGCAGAGGCCAGAGTGCCGCGCCATCTCAGACCTGCTGGTAGAGCAGATGCGAGGAGCAGCCTGCGCTGATTGACCTATGGCCAGGCGTCGAGGATCGCTCGCGCATGAGTGTCGATGGCGTCAGCAGTCAGCAGGTCGCGATGGTCTGGCTGGTCGATGAAGCCAAGCTCTAGCAGCACCGCAGCGACGCCTGCAGGCGTGACCGCGTAGGACGGCTCGATGAGATTTGCTGCGTTGTTCCACGTGGAACGTGTGGCAGCGATGCAGCGCGCCCGCCAGCGACCGTCGAACAAGTCTGCGACCGTGGAGCACCAGGCGCCAGCGAGACCAGCGCCAGTCGTCGATCGGGGGTCGTACATTCCGAGGATGTAGCTACCGCCACCTGCGTTGACGTGGAGATGGCAAACGACGCCAGGCCCTGCGCCAATGGCTGCATGGGCAGACTCGCGACGCGAGGTGTAGGTCCATGGTCCATCGCGGTCCGAGTCGTGGATCGAGACGCGCGACCCGCCCAACGCGCGTGCACGATCTGCTACCGCTCGGACGATGTCTGCCTCTTGTCCCATGTCTGACGTCGCGCCTGGATCCCACCGGTACTGACCACTCTTGCTGCGGTGTCCGTGACCTTGGATGATCGCGATGTGCATCATGCAGACCGGTCAAGCTTGGCGTACAGCCCACCGACCTTTCGCTCGATCCGTTCGCCCTGCTCTTTGCAGTCGCGCATGCTTTCTAGCCAAGCCTCTCGATCTTTGCCGTGCTCGTCGATGAGTCGATCCACTTGGGCAAGATGGGAGTCAACCCAGCGCGTGCAGGCCGGGATGATGGTATTTTGGAGGAATCGCCACAGTGCGAGACCGATCGTCAGCAGCAGCAGGAGCGATGAGGTCGGACCTGTAGCTAGAGTCAGCAACGTGGTCTCATCCATCAGACTGACTCCAGGCCAGCGTGGCTGCCGTGAGGCCGAGTTGATCTAGATGCGACTTCAGCACACCGGTCTGCCCTGCTGCGATGCGCGCGAGGATGTCTGCGCGGACCTGCGCAACGGTCGCGGAGTCGACGCCCGTGCAGATCATGCCGACCTCCAGATCGTCTGCCGGAACTAGCTGCATCGAGGCGCTAGCTAGCGGTGCAGTTGCGTCGATGTGCGCGAGCGCAGACCCATCGTCAGCATATGCGATCTCGACCAGCCTGAGTGCGTCGCTCATTTGTACCTCTGAACTAGAATGCGAGTCACGGTGCAATCTGCCTTCTCACCGACGCCGACGTAGGCGTTTAGCCCGTTTGACTGGTATATAGGTGTTGTCCCGTTTAGGCCTACAGCATCCCCGCCCACCGTTATGGTACCAGAACCGCCCGGTAGCGGGGTGGGTGGCGTAGTGCCTGACGTGTCCATGACCTCAACAATCGCGCCAGACAGGACGATCGAGGTGACGACCCGCGATGTCTTGATCGCTGTAGTCGCCAGCACGCTACTGTTGGACGTGTTGCTGCGCACGCGCACGTCCTCGTTGGTGCCATCGTTGTTGTCTTTTAGGAAGATGCCGCGCGCCTCTCCGCCGTTATGGCTGTTATTGTTGCCCTTGTTGACCCCAATGAACGCCTGCGAAGATCCTGCACTTGGGTAGACGAGAGACGTGATGACCACGTGGACCGCGTAGATGTACGACGACACATCTGCCCGCGTGTAGCTAGCAAGCAGCGCGTCGATGTCCCATGACGCCGTGACCGTACCCGATCCGGTTCCGCCATCGCACAGCAGGCCAGTTCCGTTGGTGGCTGTCACGCTGCCATTCGCGCTGGAGTAGCGAGTGACTGTCTGCGATAGCGTGGCGTCGCTGCTCTCAAATTGCAGAGTGACCGTGCCGCTCGTCTGTGCACTTTCCGTGGTCACGTCTGTGCAGTCAATGTCTACGAGGGTAGTCCACGAGCCAGTGCCACCACCACCGCCACCGCCACCGCCACCGCTGGCGGTGTTCGGAGTCGATGGAAATGCTGGTGCGCTGGGGTACGCCATCACTGGCCTCCGACGATCGGCAGCACGTAGACATCAACGGTGCCTGCGTTGTCAGACGACCCATCGGGGACCAGGCGCACATAAAGCGACCGGCCTGCATCGAGCGTGACCATCCCACCGATGCGCGCGCTGTTTGCCTGATCGGCCTTCGCAGTCGACGCAGCCTGGTACAGCATCGCGGAGTTCGCAGGGACGGTGCTCTGACTAGCTACCGCCTCGTGAATGTCAGTGCGGTAGTTTGTGCAGGAACCGCTGACCGCGTACGTGTGGACCTGAGACAGTACGCAGGCTGCGGGCAGGTGCTCACCGACCAACAGCTCTTGCACGGTGGTCCCGCTCGCACTCGAAAACGTGCAGCGCAGGCGGTGCAGTTGGTGGCCGTTGGCGTCAACGTGGATGGTTTTCGAGACAGCCATGGGGCCTCCTCTGCTGTTTTTTGGAGGGTATCACGCTTCGGGCAGTATGTGCAGACGCAGTGCAACGGTGCCTGCAGACCAGTCGCAGGAGATCGACGTGACCATAGCCGGTCGCAAGATCGCACCAGTGCTGGTGACGCTCGTGCTGCGAGCCATCGTCGTGCGGTCCCAGACTCCAGCATGGTTGAGGTCGACCCAGTCACCGACGCATAGCTGCGCAGCCTCCAGCGTAGCTAGCACATCAACCACGACGCAGATCCTGGTGTGCCACGGTCCCGCGCGCCTGGCGATCGACTCATTGATCTTCTGCTGGTTCTGGTAGACGTTGGGGTAGCCGTCGACGATAGGGCTGTCAGCGATCGTCGCGATCATAGGCCTGGTGTCAGGCGCCTCTGCGATGGCTCCCCAGTCGCTCAGAAGTTGACCGCGCACCGTGAAGTAGCGCGCCTCGACTCCATTGCTCGGATCGTAGTTGCTCCGGTCAGGCAGTCCGGCTGCGAGGATGTTGCTGCCGTCTAGCTTCAGCACGAACGGTGGCGTATGCCTCCAGTAGTCGAGCGCAGGCCGGATCGAGATGTCACCCTGGCGCGTGCACAGCCACAGACCGTAGCGCTGCAGTTCAGTCTGCAACCACTGCAGAGCAGGCCCCTGCGGAGTCGTGCTGACCGTGTGGACGATGTACGACCCTGATGAGATTGTGCCGTTCAGTCGACCTGCCGTCTGAGTGAATCCAGCCACATCGATCAGCCCTTCAGGGACAGCGAGTCCCCACGACTTTGGAAGCGTGTCGTAGATGCCGTTCGTGCCTGTGCCAGTCGACACGAGGATGCGCAGTGCCATGTCGACCGGATGGCGTTCGATCCAGCAGACCTCTTGGACTTTGTCACCTGCAGATGCGTTGGAGCCAGTCGTGTTGAACTGCGCTGCGGTCGACACCCCTGTCAGGTTGTTTCCTGAGACCCCAGTGTAGGTCAAAATGTATGGGCTACCGCCTCCGCTCGGAGTCACGAGCACCGCACCATCCTTGCCGGTCTCGCGCTGCATCGTGGGAGACGCAGTCAGTTGGAGCGTCGTGTGCGATCCGAATGTAAACGGCGCAGATAGCGTGCCAGTCCTCGCGCTGTCTTCGGAGCAGTCGAAGAACAGCCCTGAGTCGTTCCCGCTGTTTGCAGTGCCTGGTGCGACCGCCGCCTCTGGTCGACTGATGACAAGTGCGAGCGGTCCCCATCCTGACACGAGCGACTGCGGACCGACTCCAGACACGTCGCGCGCCTGACCTGCGATGATGCGCTGACCCATCCCTGCACCGAAAAGACGCAGGTGAACTTCGCAGGCTGCGCCTCTCGGCAGGGCATCGACTGCCCACTGACCAGCATCGATCCCAGCGACCGCGACACGCCACTGCGACTGGCTGACATCTAAACTAGGAATCGACAGCGACTGCGACGACAGCGCGAGCGGTGCGCCTGGCGACAGTGCGACCAGACCGGTCGAGGCCTGATCGGATCTAGCTAGCTGAGTCGGTCGACCAGGCACGAGGGTGAACGCAGGCATCTTGCGCAGCGTGTATGCGCAGGCAGCGGTGCGACCGAGCGCTGCGATAAATGTCGCAGACCATGCCATCAGTACAGCCTGCCGAGTTGGCTGAACCGGTCGATGGTCGTCCGAGCCTGACCGACTGACCCTGCGAGCGCGTCGCCAGACTGACCGAGCGACCAGGCCTCCGCCATGTCTTCGCGCAGTTCCAGACGCAGATCGAAGGTGCGACCGCGCGAGGAAGACGTGATGATTGGGTTGTCAAGTTGGTCGTCTGGCAGCTTCAGGTGCGGGTAGAAAGTGCGCCGTCTGCACAGCAGCATCCCTGGATGGTCGTACCGCAGGTTGCGAGAAAGCTGCACCAGGAACGTCGACCCGATCGCCGTGATGGATTGCACTTTGTGCACCTCTCGCGCGCCGCCTGGACTCGGTGACTGGATGACCACCTCGTCACCTGAGAGGATCGACGCCGATGGATCCCACGGCGCATACTTGTTTGCCGGGATGCCGATGACGTTGACGCCTCGCGACGCGCCTGCAACGGTGTAGCTACCAAACGCTGCACGACTACCGACTGCGACGCCGATCGAGTAGCCTGCGAGCAGGTGCGACTGCAGCGACCGGAGACCACGGATGGCGATGGCCTCGTTGGTCACGTCTGGTCGGAGGTGCTGACGGATCAAGACGACCCGTCGCCAGTCGCCATAAAGCTGTCGAGTCATGCCGCCTGCGATCGTCTCGGCAGTCGCTGCGTTGACTTCAGGGTCTTCGTCCTGCAGGTCGGAGATGAAGTCTGGAATCGTGATGGTCTCCAGATTCCCAGTCCCCATCGGGTACCAGCTAATCGTCGTTGCGCTCATGATGCAGGCCTGATGGTGGTAGAGGAGGCGCGACCGTACGTGCCATATTGGGCATCGTATTGTCTAGCTAGATCATCGAACGGGTTCGACCGCACCAGCGCCTGCGACCTGCGTGGCCTGGTCGACATCATCGCGAGGCGATCCGACTCTCGCGCGACCGCAGCCTGACCGTTGGTGGCTGTGCGTGCTGAACTAGACGATCGGCTCTGGCGACCGCTGAAAATGTCCTGAGCCGCTGCTCCAACCGCTGCGCCGCCGCCTGCGCCTACTGCTGCTCCGAGAGGCCCGCCCAAAGCAAATCCCGCGACGCCGCCGATCAAGGCACCGATGCGTGCGCCGCGCTGCTCCTCGTCGCCCTTGAAGATCTCGCGCAGCACCTCACCGAGAGCCTTAGCAATGGCGACCGGTAGCTCGACAAGCAACGCGAAGAAAATCTGAGGCGCTGCCTCGATCAGCGCTGGGATGAGGTTCTGGATCAACGAGATCGCAAAGTTCGGGAGCACTTGACCGATCAGCTCTGGCAGCGCCTCGATGGCAGTGAGCAGTCCAGCCTGCAAGCCCTTCAGCGACTCCTTGATCCCCTTGACGCCCTGCTCACCAATGAACTGCAGACCCGAGACGGCAGCGCCTGCGACACCGAGACCTGCTCTGCCTGTCGCACCTGCGATGGAGGAAATCGCACCGCCTGCATCGCCTCCGAGCACCTGCGTTCCGACTGCGATGCCTGTCTGCGCGCCTTCAAACAGGCGTGCCCTCCTGGCTGCGTCAATCTCAGCCTGGCTTGGTCCGATAGGGTCACCAGCGCGACCGACCAGCGTAGGACCGCCTGCTGCTGCTGCTGCGATTGCTGCAAGGTCGGAACGGGTGCGACTGTCTACAGTCGACACGATTTGTCGACTGGGTATCTTGTCCTTGTCCTTGTCCTTGTTTTTGTCTTCGTCTTTGTCCTCATCGCCATCGCTACCGCTGGGAGTGACTCCACCTGCATTGATCTCGGCTGACAGTTCGCGCAGTCTGAAGACCTCTTGCGCGCCTGTCGTCAGCGCCTCCTCCGCACCTCGAAACCCTGCAGTCACTGCGGCCTCTGGCAGACTCCCTGTCATCGCGCTTGCGACCGCTGCTGGCACTGCCTTCGCTGAGTCTAGCAACTGATCTAGGTGATCTTGGAAGGTAGCTATACCGGCGGTGAAGTCCCCGTTCTTGATCTGCTCTAAACCAACCAGCATAGTCTCGATGGAACCGATAAAGCTCTCGAATGGCGCGCGCATTCGAGTCTCTGCGTTTTCCATGCCCTCGACGAAACCGTTGATAGCTCCCTTGGCAAAATGGAAGCTGAGAATCATAATCTCAGTAAATGTGTTCAGCTTTTCTGTACCATCGATCATGTCGAAAATCTGAGCCTTCAGACCAGCCATCACGGTTTCAAGTTGCGCCGTTGCGCGCTGCCAGGCCCCAGCCTCTGCCGCTGCCTTCGGTCCGACCTTGACACCGAACTCCTTGGCTAGTGCAACAAAGGACTCTAGCTCTGTTCCACTCAAAGCCTGCAGCAGTTTCCCTGCAGACCTACCGAGAGTGTCATTCGCTAGCGAAGATCGCAGCGCGCTTGTCTCCATCTCGTTCAGCGCTGCAAGCGTCTCGCGAAACACTACATCCCCATCGCGCAATTCTCCGGTGAGTTCATCGCGGACCGAGACGCCAAGCGCCTCAAATGCGTCTGCAGTCTTGTTGCCTCCATCGGCAGCGGCAGTCAGGTGTCGACCGAACTGATCGAGGCCAGACGTCAACGCAGAAAACGACAGGCCCGATCCCTCTGCTGCGAGGCGCAGTCCCTGCAGCGTGTCGGTCGCGATGCCAGATCGAGTTGAGGCGTCAGTGATGTCGTTCCGTAGGTCTGCGATCTCCTGCCCAAAAGCCTTCAAAGCACCGACAGCAGACGTGACGGAACCGAGCAGCATGGTCCCGCCCATCGCGACAGCGAGACCAGCCACCCCACCTGCCAGGCCAGACACACCACCGAGCGCGCCGCGCAGACCTGTCGCCATGCCGCGCAGGCCACCGGTCGCAGTCTTCGATCGGCGGTTCATCGTTGTGATCTGGCGACCAGTCTGGACGGATTCATCACCGAGGTGATCGACCGCGCGCGCAGTCTCCTTGGTCTGATTTTCAAGCTTGCGCGAACCGTCGACCGCTGACCGGGTGCCAGCCTTGGTCCGGTCTGTCAGCTTGATCAGATATTCGACGGTCCCGTCTGCCATTTTGCTAGCTCCCTGGCGCGGGCATCACCCACATGCAGTTGTCGCCGTTTCGCTGCAGCCATTGGCGCTGGGTCTCAGCACCAGCACCTGCGCACAATCGAGAGAGTAGCAGATCGAGCCATTGCGCGAGGATCGGATCTTCATCCGGTCGCACGACCCACCGGCTCGGAGTCTGCCCGTACCGTCTCGCCATCTCGTCCAGTTGATGCAGCAGCCTTGGATCTTTCGCGAAATCGTAGTGCACGCGCAGCCGCCTCTGCGTAGCTACCGATCCCGACTCCTGCGATGGTCCCGACATCATGCAGCGGCAGTCGACCGACCCAGACCCGCTTGGGATCGACCTCGATGTTCTCGTCTGCCTTCGCTAGCACGAGGATCACTGGCTCTGGCTCACAATCTGGCTGACGCATTTGAGAGACGGTCAGGCAGGCGATGATCTGCAGGTGCTGCAGGTCTGCCGTCACTGGCTCGCGCGATGGCTTGTCTTCACCATTGAGCCCAGCAACCAGCCCAAACAGCGTGGAAGCATGGGCGTCGAAGTCAGCAGGCGCGAGAGGATCGCACCCAAAGTCGAACCGGGTTCCGAGACCGTCAGTCTCCACCCAGGTCGGCTCGGTCAGTGCTGCAAAGTCGATCGGCATCAGGAAGCCAGCGCAGAGCTATCGTCGTTGACGACCACGAACTGCACCGGGGGATCGGTGCCATCGTCGCGAGGCTCAAAGATCGCAGTCTCCTCGTTGAGTCCGACTGACTGCGCGTTGATGACGACCGCTTCAGGCACGAGCGCATTGAACAGGTTGATGCGGACCTGGTCAGTGCCGTCGGTGAACGTGATGTCACCGTCGCTCTCGGTGCCTGCGGTCTGAGCATCAGCCCAGTTGTCATTCGTTTTGTACCGGGTCACGCTCAGTCGCGCGTTCCGAATGCCAGTGACTGCAGCGCCAGTGAGGCTCGACGATCCGAACCCGCGCAGGCCCTCGACTGCGTTTTCCAGATCAAGCGAGATGGAGCGCGGCGTGTAGTCAACGGAGTTCCACTGCCAGCGATTCGCCTGGTGGTAGATGACCGGGTTCTCGTGTGCCGACAGCGATGGCGTCGGTGCAGCGCCTGGTGTGCTGGACATCGCCACGAAGTTTATCGACAAGCGCATCAGGCCTGGAGTCTCAGCAGACAGCGTCGCGGATGTGACCCGAGCACCTGCGATGACGTCTCCACGCTGCAGCGCGCCGGAGCTAGAAAGCGTGTCGCGGGCAGTCCGCAGTGTGATCGATGGAGGCTCTGCGCCAGGGTTCAGTACGTGGGTGTACGGTCCCGATCCCGTGGTCGACCAAGTGCCACCGACGCAGGCCTGCAGAAATGAGGTCAGCGCACCGCCCTCGTAGTAGCAGATCACTTCGAGAGATCCCGAGACCTCGACCTGCTCTAGGTACCGTGCTTTCAGGTAGCTAGTCGTGCCGAGCGCAAGGTCATCGATCCGCGTGCGAGTGCTCGCGACGTTCAGACTGAGTGAAGCCAGACGCGCCCACAACGCAGCAGCGACTGCGGTGCCTTCGGTCGACTCGAATCCGATTCCTACAGCGGCATTTCTGCCCAGATATACAGCGGCCATGGTCAGGTCTCCTCGGCAGTTTGAGCAATGCGCAGTGCAGGGAACAGCAGCACTCGCGAGTATGAAGTGGTAACAGTGATCTCGTCAATATAGTCGGCATCGTTGACGCTGCCGGTGACCCACATGTAGACGATTGTGCGTCCATCGTATTCCGAGCAGCGCGTGTTGGCTGGCGTATTTCCTGAGTTGAACGCACTGCCGTCGTTGCGGGTAGCTACGGTGACGAAGGCGATGGTCTCTAGATCTGCGCTACCGTTGAGAGGCACCGCCTGCCGTTTGAGGTGCTCGGTCACATCGAACCCGATCCAGCCTGACTGCCCCGGTGGCCAGGCGTACCGACTGCGCGGCACATCCTCACCTACCGGTGGTGATTCGGCGCGGATGATGACTGAACCAGGCGCGGGTCTGCACGCGAGGACAGTTCCAATCTTGGCGCTGCTGACTGTGAACGATGAGGCAGTGTCTGTCGGGCTGGACTCGCCCCAGTACAGATACAGGATCACCGTCGCGTCTGCGCTGTCAGGAGTCCAGTCGTTGACCTCGAGGATTGCACTGCGCGCTGCGTGGTCCCACGTGTCACGCGACCAGGTCAGCAGGGTCGTCCCATCCGAATCGCAGACCTTGATGTCATGGCCATTCGTCGCGACGTTCGACCAGAATGCGCCCCAGTCAGACGGGATCGTGATGGCGACGTCGATGGTCGACGCGCCTCCGATGTTGTTGACCGTGACTGGTGCGCGCCACTGCGAATTTGCGTTGAACCACGACATGCTAAGTCCTCGACCAGAAAAGCTGCAGGGTCATCGCGACGTAGGCATCGCGACTGCGACCGTCGACCTCTGGGCCAGTCACGATCTCCGTATCGACCGAGAGGTCATGCACTGCTGCCGCACCCAGGTTGCGAGACGAGTGTAGCGCGAGGATGATGTCAGCTTCCAGATTGTTTGCTGCAGCTACCGCCGTGCCAGGCTGCGACCCTCCGGTCACGACTCCGAGCAGATCGATCGACAAGGTCTGCCCGTACTGCGAGAGGTCTGCGCCCTGACCGCCTCGCACATCCTGCCGACCTCCGAGGTAGAACGCGACGTATGGTCGGACCCGCGAGATCGGAGGACCGGCCAGATCTAGCTGCTCCACCTGACCCGTTCCGCTGAGGTCGTAGGTGTACGAGCCCGATCCATCGATCCCAGACAGCACCGTCGACAGCGCGCTCGCAATCGTGTTGCGGTTCGTCGTAGTCATCGCGCCTCTCCGGTGATGCTGCCTGGTACGTCCATCGCTACCCTAACTGCGTCATCCAGTGTGCGCGGCACCTCGCGACGGGTAGCTAGCCAGGCTTTCTGGGCAAACTTGGATGCGGGTATCGTCGTCTTTTTCCGCAGCCACCATCGCACCACCCCGTCTGCATTCTTCTTGTCCTCGATCAGTGCAGCCAATCCGAAAAACAAGTATTGGAAACGCAGTGGGTTCGGGTAGTCTCGTGGCGACGCGTAACGAGCAGCGCCGCCGGGCGTCTTCACGCTGTCGGTAGGAATGGCGAGCCACTTGGCCCTGACCGGTCGCACTACGCCACCCTGATCTTGAATGCGCGCATAGATCAGATTCTTCCCACCGGTGCGACCGCCTGCCGACAGAAACACCGACAGCGGCGCACCCTGCATGGCGCGACCGCTGGTCTCAACCTGTGAAGATACACCCTCGACTCTAGCTAGCGTGCGACCTGTCTGGACTACCCGGCCTGCGATGCTGCGTCGGAGTGCGCCGGTCCTCGACCGTGGGTTCTTCGTCGCGTTTCCGACTGCGCGTGACTGCATCTTTAGCGCCAGCGCGGTCGCCCTGCGTTGGAGTACCCGTGCCAGGCGCGGTCCTGCATTCTCGCAGCGACGCTCCCACTCCTCGACAGACAGTCGCTCCATCAGGGAACCGCGAGTCGATAGTCCGTCAGCATCTCGCGGACTTCAGGCAGCAGCGACAGCGGAGAAACAGACCGAGAGCCTGCGCGGGTCTGCGTGCTGGTCGACCCTGCTGCAGACGTGTTGCCGATGACGTGAATGCACTGCACGATGGCTGCATCAGTCAGCGTCGGATGGTTTGCGATCGTGTGCCCTGCAGACACGATCACTTTGTTTGCGCGGTGAGCTAGCGACCAGGAGTGCGTCGCGTCCACCAGTAGCTCGATGCGCCGTTCGTTCTTGACGTACTCGCTCGCAGCGAGCAGCGTATCATCGCCATAGTCCTGTTCAGGATCGACGTGCACCGATGTGATGGAGAGGATCGGAGGAGTCGGGAGCACTGCGACGTTGGCATCATCTTCGAGGCCTAGATCGTAGCGACCAGGGAACACGGTGTAGGTAGCCGCCTCCATGGTCTGCGCGCCCGAGTCCGGTTGTGGATGGAGGCAGTACCGGGCGAAGGCTGCATCGATCCGAGCTAGGAGCGTCGTGATGGTCGAGTCGTCTGCGGACGAGAGCGACGGTGCAAGTGCTCGCACCTGCGCTGCGGTAGCTAGCGCCATCATTCACCCCTGAGCAAATCGCGAGACCGTTGGTCGATGGCGTCAAGCACCTCTGAGCGTCGCAGGGTCTGCGATTCGCAAACCCGCAACGCAGAGAGGTTCCGATCGAGCGAACCAGAATCGATCCGCTTGATCAGTGACTGCGCCCCCCTGGCCATCTCGCGAAGCGAGACAGCAGGGGTCGAGACAGTGCCTCGAATGGCGCGATCGAAGACCATCAGTCAGCGCGCACCCGTTGCAGGGTGACAGCGCAGAGGCCCTTGACTGCGATGCCAGATCCAGCCTTCGTGAGAGCCACCTTGACCAGCCCGCCCTCTGCCACAAGGTTAGACCCTGCTCCAGAAAGTGCGATTGGCTCGTTGGTGCCTGCGACGACATCGCCTGTACCGCTGGTCGATGTCACGATCGTCCCGAGAGAGACGCCCCCGACGGTGACCGTGAACGTCACGTTGTTGCTGTCGTTTGCGGTGATGGCGGCTTCAGGGATGAAGTCGACATTGGTGACCTGCGCCTTGCCGCCGAGACGGTTGATGGCGTACACGTCGCCAGCAGTGCCTGCGGTAGCAACCCCAGTAGGAAGCTGCATCACGGCGGTGCTAAACTCGTTTGATTGACTCATGGTAGACCTCAGACGCTCATGTTGTAGGCATAGCGGACACCCTTGTCGCCAGCTTTGGTCAGATCCTTGAATCCAACCCGCTGACGGGCACGCATGTAGGTTCCAGCGACGGTGATGTCATTCTGGAGGGAGACGCTGGCACCGGCACGAAGGACGCGACGGAACATGCGGCGGTTCAGCACGACATACCCAGTCTTCGTCTTGGTCACGTTGTCGTAGACGCCAGATGCGTTCATGTCGGAGGTCATCGCGTCAGTCATGATGATCGGGTGACCTGCGATGCTGCCCACTTCACCGGCCGCGATTGGTGCCCGGTTGCCATAGTCGTTGGCGCTCACGATGCCAGACAAGCCAACAAAGTTCTTCAGGTAGCCTTCTGGACTCGTGATGATCGGCATGTCGCCAGGCACGCTGCGAGGTCCACCGACTGCGTTGATGTCAGCGAAGAGAGTCGCGAGGGAGTGCGTCGACCGGTTGACTCCATTGCTGTCATCGAGCGCGATGGAGCGCAGGCCCTGGAAGGTCCGACGGTAGTCGATGCTGCCAGCGTCCACTGCACCGAAGTAGCCACGGGTGTCCCAGCTAGCGATGGTGTCCTGGTGAGTCGCAGCGGTGTCGCCGTTCATCAGGCAGAGACGAAGGCCCATCGCGAGGCTGCGCGAGATGGCATCACGGATGAACGGGAAGGCAGCGACGATGGAGTCACTGGCTGCGTCCTCGTGGATCAGGACCATCGTGTACATCGGGGATGCAGTGAGGGTCAGCTTGTTGGTTCCGACGCTGCCCTTGCTGAGTGCAGCAGGGTTGTCGCCAGTCGCTCCACCGCCCTTGTACGGCACGGGGTACGCGGTACCGACTGGAAGCTCGACGGATTCCGACTGAATGGTCAGGCTGTCGAAGAGACCGATGAAGCCATCGGGGTCGTACTCTTGGACCTGCCACAGTGGGCTGGCGAGCAACGGAGTCGGGATGAACTCGCCACCGCTGCCGTTCTGGTCGTCCCATGCCTTGCGGATCGGAGCAGGCATCTTGGACCAGGCGCGCTGCACGCGGTTCCACGCCTTGGTTTCTTTCCGCACAACTTCGGCGCGGTAGCCTTGGCCCCGATGATCGAAGGCGTCGCGACCGTGGCGTGCCACGCTGACGACGTAAAGCGATTCGCAGGCTTCGATGAGGTTGCGGTGCGCGTCGTTGAGCGGACGCGCAGCCAGCAGGCCATCGCTGTCGGACCGGCAGAGAGAGGAATCGTCCGAGTCGTGACCGCGAAGGAATACGCGACCATCGGTGTCGACGAAGCGCTGCACGAGTTCGCGATCGGAACCGCCAACGGTGGCGAGCGGATCGTGGTTGCGCGCCTTGCTCTCTGCGAGTTCTTGACGCACGGTGCGCAGGTCGTCAGCCATCCGAGCGATCTGCTCAGTCTGCTCAGTGGACGATCGGGCTCCTGCATCTACCTTTTCGGCGAGTTGCTGGGCCTTTGTTGCAGTGGAGGCAGCGAAGGCCTGCCACTCGGCTTGGGTCTGGGGCATTTTGTTTGCTCCGGTTGTGGTGAGGTGCCCAGCATGGGCGCACCCATGTTCTATCACGGAACATGGGAAAGGTGGAAAGTCAAGACCAGGGGAAAGTTGGTCCGTCGTTTGGCTGCGGTTTGTACGGCAGGCCGGTCGGCTTTTCTGCAGTCGATGCCTGCGCGACGTAGCTGCGCGCGAGTGCTGCGCGCGGGTTCATCGGCATCGGAGTCACCGAGGCTTCCAGCAGACGGGGCCGGACGTAGACTGCGCCCCTCGTGGAATACCTGGTGTCTTCTTCTGGCAGCGAGGCACGCGCGATGACTGCTGCCGGTCGGAATCCGACCGAGACCGTGCGGAGTACGCCCTGCTCCAAAAGTGCTGCGACGGTCTGTGACAGTGGGTAGCTAGCCACGGGCGTCGGAATCAAGGTGCCGCGAAGCACGCCACCGGTTGCGCGCACGTTCGTCCACTTGCCGATCGGAGGCGCGGAGTAGTCGTGATTGTATGGCGCGACCGGGTTGCTCTTGAACTCGGACAGATCCCAGGTCTGCTCGACGATGTCGTCTGCCCGGTCTGGCGCTGCGTCGCTCATCACGAAGCGATAGGTCGGACGCTTTTCTTCGTCCTTGTCTCCTCGCTCCTCTTCCTCTTCGTCCATCGGCATCCCACCGAGGTCGTACCGTAGGACGGTTCTGTACGACAGGGAAAATGGCGACTCACCGACCGAGCCTGCCAGGCGCTGCACCAGATCTGGATCGAGCAGTTGGTCAAGGTGCGGGACAGATCCACGCGCGACCGCGTACACGTCATCCGTCGTGCCACCGACAGACTCAGCCATGCGCGCGACCAGGTAGTCCTGCAGGCCCTCGCGGGTAGCCTCTCCGATCCAGCGGCGGATCGTATCAGCAGGCGTCGATGTGATGAAGATTGGTGCGGATGCGCTGCTCATAGCTAGCCCCTGATGTTGACCGGGCGAACGACGCACCGGCAGTTGATGTCCTCGGCAGGGTCGAAGAATAGACCAGGCCCCTCGCCAGACGCACCCGAGATCGTATCGAACGGCTCGCCTGGTTGCACGCGTTCGCCGTCTAGCTCTTTGTGAGACTCGCGCACTGCGTCATCCTGACTGGTGACCCACTCCTTTTCAAAGACGACGCCGATGTTCGCTGCCTGGTTGAATGCCATTTCCTGACCCTGCGACACGGTGCGCGCAGTTTCGGTGCGCGCGATGGTCAGTGCTCGCGCAGGCGAGAATGCATGGTCTCGAATCAGCGTGCGTTGTAGCTCACCGACTGCGACGCCGTCAGCTAGCCCAGCGCGCACGACCTTTGCGACTCGATCCTTTGTGACCTGCTGCACGTCCGCGATCATTTCCGCGATGATCTGGTAGGTTGGATCAAGGGTGGGGTCAAATTCAGATTCCTCCATCAGCAGGCGCGCGACTACCGCGTAGGATCTGCGCACGCCTCGCTCGATCGTCTGCGCTGCAAACTGCTCTTGCACGATTGCGACCTCGACATCATCCATCAAGATCGCGCGCAGTTCCTCGTCGCTGATGCTGCGAGAAATGGACCGAGTGCCACCTAGCACCCTTGCGATGCGGTCGTTGTACCGTGCGACCTGCTGCGGAAAGATGCCGCTCTTGCCAGTGCGCCACTGCGCTCGGATCTGCCTCTCAGTCGGTCGCTGCACCGAGTCCAGCCAGCGCCGCCAGTAGACGCCAGGCAGGGTGTCTGCACTGGTTCGGACCATTCGCTGCACCGGTCCGCAGTGATGGTGATGCCTGCGCTTGCGCTTGTCTGCTGCGTCCAGTTGGTTCCGCTTGCGTCGAGCCCATGCCCGTCCGCTGTCTCCGCCCCATAGATCCCAGGCGATGCGCAGCGGTCCGACTCGATCGCTGGCGGTGTCCCACTTTTCCGTGCCGCGCTGCTTCTGTGCCTCCGCGCTGAACCGCTCAAAGAATGCAAACATGTCGCGCACGTTGTCAGGGTGGATGTCCTGACCCGAGAGGATCCGATTGGCCATGTTCAGAGCCTTTCGGGTTCCTCCTCGACCGTGCTTTCTCCGCAGATCCTTTCCGCGCTTGGCTGCGCGCTGCATCTGCTTCGTAGCTACCAGAACGATTGCGTCGTAGCGGCTCGGAGCAGAGCCCCCCTGGCGCGCGACCACCTGATACGGCATCGCCTCGGTCACGCCTCATCCCGCAGAAGTGGTCCCAGGAAATCGAGCAGGGCTCCGACCTCAGTGCGCAAGTCGTCTTCATCGTCTGGGTCTGCGTCGGTCAGCATCTCGCGCAGCGCCTCGACCTGCGTGATGATGTCCTGCAGCGCTTCTGCGTCCGCTTCGGCTGCAGGGTCGGCTGCGACCTCGTCTGGTGCGCCTGGTGTGTTCGGGTCGATGCCAAATGAGGCGACCTCTGGTGCATCATCAAACCGCTCGAAGGCATAGGCCTCTGCTGGGCTCATGCCGTTCGCGATGTGGAGCGCGACGCGTTGCAGGCGCTCGGTCCTGCCGTCTTCCATCTCCGGCAACACATGACAGACGCGAATGCCCGTGAATCCTAGCCGGCGAACGAGGTCCGTCAGCACGTCATCGATCAGGCTAGCTAGCGGTGTCAGCGTGTCGACGATGTATGAGCGACGCTCCATCTCTGCCGTCGCGTAGTTCGCAGACTGCAGACCCAGCAGCGTCGGAGGCACACCGGTGACTGCGCTGATGACCTTGACGGTGTACTCGCGCGAGGCCATGCCGCCTAGCTCATCGACTGTCCAGTCAAGAGCCTCGAAGGTGCCTGCGCCCGACATCACTGCGACGCCTCCGGTCTGCTCTCGGAGGATGCGATCGATCTGGGTCTGCATGTCGCGCACCTGCGGACGACCCCAAGTCGACTTCGGATCTCGCGGCACGTAGGCAGCATCTGGTCTGCCCCTGCCAGCCTTCTTTGCCATCTGCGCTGCCATAGCTACGTCGGCTGCGAGGTCTCGATCCATCGGCTCGACTTCGCCCGTGCCGTACAGGCGCTGGAGTCCACCACCGCCCGATGCGTAGCGCAGGTGAGCGATGCACTCAGGGTCGTAGGACACATCTGTGCCCTGCTGGTCGTAGACATATGCGAGCGCGCTGCCGTCGCGACCAGGTGTGATGTTGACCCGCGCTGGCTCCAGCAGCAGCATCCCAGTCGGCGCAGTGCCTGGTGCACCCTTGCCGACTGGCAACACGTATGCGTTCCCACCTGGCAGCAGGTCGGTCACAAGTTGCGTCCTGAACTGGCGCGCGGTCTGCATCGTGTTGGGTCGATCGAAAAGCTCGCAGAGCGGATGGTCCTCGATCGTCTCGTAGCTATCGCCGTTGTACCGCTGCACCTTTAGCTGCAGTGCAGCCAGCGAGGATGCGCGGATGTCGACTGCTCGCCAGTACCACGGGTTCGCCAGCAGTGCAGACGCGGCGCGGCGCGGGTCGTAGGCAGTCGGGACTGACTCAGCGCTCGCAAAGTCTGAGCCCGCGACGAAGGCCTGCTCATCGCTCGGAGGCTCGACGGTCACAACAGACAACGCGCGCAGGATGCGGACCGGTAGCGACAGAGGTGTAGGTTGTGCAGTGCTCATGTCGCGAGCGTATCACGGACCGGATCGAACGGCGCAAGAATGCGAAAGCCCCGCGCGGGGGCGGGGCTCGGGTCGGCAGGTGGGCGCCGTTAGGCGTTCGTCGCTGCGTCATCGCTCATAACGTAGGTCAGCATCGCGCGCGCTGCGTAGACAAAGTTGGCCGGTGTCCGCTCATAGCCGCACACGTCGTTGAGGTAGCGCGCTGCGTCTGTGTCAAAACTTTCGACAGTTGCCCGGCTGCCGTAAATCGTACACATAGAGCGCTGACGTGTGATGAAGATACTGCGGAGGCGTCGGTATTCGGCTGCGGCTTCGGTGCGGGTCATCTTGCTTCTCCGTGTGTTGTGGTGCAAGGCTCCCGCCTCGCCCTCTAAGTATGGCCCGCTATTGGTCTCCCGTCAATAGGTTTTCTGATATTTCAGCAATCAACCGCAACCGCCGCGCCTCCATGACAAGGTACCGCAGCGCGTCCCACGCGTGATCTGCCCCAACCACCTCGGTCTCGCGGTGCACCGTCAACTGCGACCGGTCGCCTGCGTTGATGTCTCGCCATGCTAGCTCTGCGATCTCTGCTCGGAGCGGTGCGGTGCTCGTATCGTCGTGGATGAGCAGGCCCGCAGTCCCGTCGCGGACTTCGAGCAGTCGGTCAACCGCTGCGAAGCCTTCGCGCCTGGCCTTGATTGCTGGTCGAGTCGGCAGCCCCATCTGAGCCCATCGGTCACGGGCGTCTGCGTCTGCTGGGTCTGCTGCGCGGGCGTAGGGCTCTGGTGTCGATCGACCAGTCCCGTTGCACGTCGAGCACTGCTCCGCCGCTGCGAAGCGTCGATCCCACCATCGGTCCGCAGGCCAGTCCTCGCGACCAGGCCAACAGTCTGGACAGCCCTCTGCACGATGCACCGCGTAGATGTGCGCGTCGGTGTTGACGCCCGCCTCATACCTGCAGCGCAGGATGTGGAGCACCCCTCGCGGATCGACCGCACCCCAGATGTAGGCGAGCGGTGCACGGAATCCAAAATCCAGCCCGTCGATGCGCGGCCAGTCTGCCATCTCGGATTCTGGGATCGCCTCGATGACGTGGACCGATGGGTCGTAGCTAGGATGCACCAGGCCCTCTAGCTGCACGAATTCTGCATGGCGTCGGACCCTGCGCTCGCGCTCAGTCATCGACGCGAGCCATCTGCGCATGGCGTCGCCATCGATCATCGGGTTGTCGATCGGGTCGAGTCGGTAGACTTCCACCTCGCCTGCGCTGCGCGGCGGATCGCGGAACAGGATGTCGACGACTGCTGCCGACTTTCCGCGCGTCGGAGTGAACGTGCCAAGCCAGCGACCGCCCTGGTCTGCGACTGCTCGCACCTGCTCGCGCAGCACGTCGACGTCTCCATGGTCTTCGTCGTTGTGCACTAGTGGAGTCGATGTGCCCTGCCATCGTTTGCTGGCGTCTGCTCCGCTGGTCGTTTTGAACAGCACGCTACCTGGCAGGCCTGCTCCGCTGCCTGGCTTCCATGTACTCGCAGTCTGCGCAGCAAATCGTGCGGACCATCTCCAGTCGCTAGGCAGGAGGCTGTCGTAAATCGGGCGCAGGTAGTCTCGCGAGTCATCGTTGGTGATCGACCCGGCCAGCACCAGTGCCGGAGCTAGCTGCAGTCGACCCCGATGCAGACCGTTGCGACGCAGGAATTCTGCGACGTCAGGATGCGCTGCGCCCATGGCTGACATCACTCCGCAGATCGATCCAGACCAGGACTTGCTGCTGCGGTTGCCACCAAGCGCAACGAAGTACAGCGCAGACGATGCCAGAAACCGACGGATCATCTCTAGCTGCGAGGTGCGCTCCTCCTCGACTCCGCAGGCCGGACAGCGGTGCAGGTCTCCTGACACGTGCTGCATCGCGACGCCGTGCATCGGTTGTTCGTCGGTCGGACCGGTCCTGCCACATGGCTTGCCTGCGGAGTTCATCAGCCGACCAGTCGAGGCGCGCACCCAAGTCGGATCGCTGCAGGTCTGACACTCCGGTCGCCATAGCTCGACGAACCGCAGCGGATGTCCTGCGTAGATCCTGCGCTGCTTCATCTCGTGCTCGATGAGCGCCTGGCACGCTGCCTCGATGTCGGACGGGACTGCGCACTGGTTCTGGATGATGTAGAGCGCCCATCGGATCCGGTCGTAGTAGCTACCATCAGTCGGTGCGGATGGAATCACTCGACCACCTGCGCACCATCGTACAGCCCTGATGCATATCCGACCTGGTAGGCCACCAGGCACATTGCTCCCAGGCTAGCTAGCCAGCACAGCATCGCGACCGCGACTGCCTGCCACAGAATGCGCGTCGCTCGATCGTGGTCGATGGTCAGCGTCATTCGACTCCGCCCCCTGCCAGCAAGCGCGCCAGTTCATCCGATGGGTTGACGGTCAGCGACCCTGGAGTCTCCACCGAGCCTGACACCTCAACCCGCTCTGCCTTCGGAATGCCTGCGCGGTCCATCACCATCTCAGCAGCACGCAACACGTCGCGGTGCGATGCCGATGGGTCAGACAGCACAGTGCGGATGCGCTTGATGGACAGCGGCAGCAGGTCATTCAACCCACGCGCTGCCATAGCTACGCGCTGGACCTTGACCGACTCCAGTGCTGCCAGCCATGCCTCGTCGGATCGGTACCGCGAGATCGTGCACTCGTTGAGGCCTGAGATCTCTGCAGCGCTCCGTCCGGTATGCCCTTGGATGATGGCTTCGAACGCTAGCTGCTTCTTGCCCTTGAACACCTGCGGCACGTCGACTGGCTCGATGACTGCTGCCGATGATGCGTGGCTGCGTTTTAGAAGCTGGGTGAGCGCAGTCGTGTCACCGGCTAGCGCCTTCTTGACCAGCGCTGCCTCTGCCGTTCTCGTGATGCGGTCGGTGTCCTGGTTTGCGATCTTGGCCATCGGTCACCCCTCTTCGACAGGCGCGAGCGCGCCAGGACCGGGATCGACGTTGTGCGCGATTGCCCACTTCGTCCACCTGCGTCGGATGACGTCGCAGTACCTCGGATCCAGTTCGATCAAGCGTGCGCGCTGACCGAGGCGCGCTGCAGCAATCAGCGTCGATCCCGATCCTCCGAATGGATCCAGCACCACTGCACCAGCGTGACCCGATTGACACAGCATGTCAACGATTAGCTCAACTGGCTTCATGCTCGGATGCTCTTTGTTCTGACGCGGTGCGCTGTGCTCAAAGACCGATGATCGACCGCCACCTTTGAGTTGCTGATGACTGCCTCGCGTCCATCCGTACAAAATCGGCTCGTGCCTGTACGGGTAGTCAAGATTCATATTGAACACTGGCCGTGATTTCATCCAGATCAACTCATGCCGAATAAAACGCAGTCCAGTTGGTCCGAGGCTATTCCAGAATGCAGACATCAACGGTCCGCTCGGACAGCAGACGTAGAACGGAGATCCGGCTACACTACGATCAACGAGAAGTCGAAACACGTCGGTCAGCAGGATCTCCAATTCGTGTGGACTCAGGCTGTCGTTAATGATCGTGAGGCCATCCCGGTTCCCGTCTGCGCGATCGCCACCGACTACGGATACCCCATACGGCGGATCCGTCCACACGGCCTCGACCAACTCATCGTTTAGCAGCAAGTCCCACGCAGACGGGTCGGTCGAGTCGCCACACACCAGCCGATGCGGACCGAGCACATAGACCGCGCCTGGTTGACTGTCTGCCTCATCTGCTAGGTCGGGCACATCGTCATCGGACTCATCAGGGTCGACCGCTTCGTGCTCGACGCTAGCTAGCAGCGCTGCGATCTCATCTGCGTCGAAGCCCATGCCATCGAAGTCGATCCCGTTGGCATCTAGGTCTGCGAGCACTGCTGCCATCAGGGCTTCGTCATCCTGCGCGTTTTTTGCCTGGCGATTGTCCGACAGCGCGAACGCCTCGAACTGCGCCTCGGTCGCGAAGTCCACCCACATCACCGGGACAAAACCAGGCCCGATCCCATCCGGCGCATTGCGCGGGACGAATGCTGGATCTTCCTTCAGCAGTGCGTGCATCGCGAGGCGTCGACCATGCCCTGCTGCAATCCGACGCTCCGACCGCCAGGCCGTGATCGGCACCGGAAACCCGAACCGACGAACGCCCGCACTGAGGCGCGCGGTGCTCTCGGCACTATGGACCCGCGCATTCCGCTCCCAGGGATGCAGCGTGTCGATGTGGACCCACTCCCAGTCCTGGCCCTTGATCTTGTTTTCCATTGCTTGACTCCGTGTGTCGTTCAGATTGTAGCGTATCGCGCCCGATGGCGGCCCTGACTGTCCCACTGTCCCACCCTTTGTCCTACCTTCTGGCCCAACCAAAACGCCCTGCTGGTGCACTTGTCCCACTTGTCCCACCTCCTGCGCACTAGACACCTATCTATCTCCGTTTTGGTCGTTTTCTCAAAATAAACGCTCCTCGTGTGTAGTCTAGTGTTGATATACATAGGACAAGTGGGACAGGTCCTATTCATGGGCATTCTGGTCGGGCCAGCGCATGGGACAATGCCGGGACAAGTGGGACAGTGAGTCTCGAAGTAGTACCGCAGTACTACCGAAGTAGTACCGCCGGAGTACTTCGTGGTACTTCGTGGTACAAATGTGGGACAAGCGCTAGCCAAGGTCCAAGGCCTCGATTGCATCAGCAGTGAACGCCAGGCAGCGCACGCGGACTCCATCGATCCGAGTGCGGACCCGGTGAGAGGTGCCGACCCGTGCAAGCCATCCCCGTTCCTGCCATCGGTCGATCACCCCAGTGTCAAATCCGCAGTCCTGCAGCACCCGGTCGACGGTCGCAGGCAGCACAGCTAGCTCCCAGCCAGCAGACCTGCGCCCAGTGTCCGTCTTCGGCCAGACGCCCAGCCAGCCTCCGCCCGGTGTCCGCGCCTCACCATCTCGGTCGATGATGTGCCGGTGCCATAGATGAGTCGAGCGCGATGCGCAGTAGCCGTAGACCGCGCGCAGTGCTTCGAGGGGTCGATCTGCATTCGCGCTGCCGACCCTGACTGCTGCAGCAGCGCGTGCGATGGGCTCCGTGCCTGGTGGCGGTGGCAAGTACCCGACCGCCTCCGCGATGCCTTTCGACGCTTCCATCAGTGCGAGCAGTGCTCCGAGCCGCTGCGCTACCGCACCAGCATCTGCCAGACGTTCCGACCATGCCGAGACCCGCTGCGCGTACCGGTCTGAGACTTGCTGCCACCAGGCGACGTCCCGCCCGGTCAGGTACTCGATGACCCTGCGACCGAGATGACCATGGTGATCGAGCACACCCACGGTCAGGTCTCGCGCCTGCGAGTCCGAACGCAGCGGGGGTCCGACCAGGCACAGACACCGAGCGCGACTGCCTGCATCCTGGGTGAACGACACTGCTGACTGCTCGCCTGTCGAAAGCAGGACTGAACGCCATTCAGCGGTGCGCCTCATACCGACCGCCTGCGAACCGACGCCCGGCTTGCCTCGTCCCTTCCCTCGACCCTGGCTGTGCTGGTAGATGACCGCAGCGATGTCTGACGTCTTCCGCGCGTTCTTCGAGTCATCGAGGATCAATGGCAGATGCTGGAACAGCGCTGCGCTCGCCTCGATCTGCACGGGCGTCGCGCGCCAGGAACCAATCAGCCGACCGTCGACAGGCTCACCCCAGACCGATGCAGCGACACGCAGCGCAGTCGTCTTCCCCTGCGAGGTCTCGCCAGACCAGTCGATCACCCATCCGCGAGCAGTGCCTAGTCGGTTGACCAGCACCGAC